GTATAACCCATGATGTTTAATCCACCACCCTCTTTCATAATATCTGAAAGAGTTTGAGCATTCTGGATAAAACCACTATCCACTACAGATTTCTTAACTGAGAATAGAGCACCTAAAGTATCGTTAGATTTAGTAGTACCCATTCCAGCAGCAAAACCCACTTGCCCCTGAACACCCTGACGAATAACTTGTTTAGTAACACCTACCATGCTTGCTTCAATGTTCTTCAAAGCATTCAGCATTCCCTCATTATATTGTAATGAGATATCAGAATTCTCTGAGATGTTTTCTAAAGCTTTTGTAAGGCTTTCTGATTTAGCTCCTGTATCACCAAATACTGTCCCTGTACCTTGTTGGGATTGTCTTTGTGCTGAGATATTAGGAGTTGAACCACCTCCACTGATAGCTACACCTAGTCCTGCAATTAATGCTATCATTGCAGCAGCTCCAACGAACGCAGCAGGGCCGGGCATCTGAGATGCATTAAGAACAGCAGCAGGAGCCGCAGATTCAGCAGCTATAGCGTTGTTTGTAACAACAGCCATCAATGCTCTACCTGAATTTAAAATAACAGTGCCAAATTCTTCAGCCACCATCAACATTTTAGCAGCGTGATTCTTTACTGCCATTGCTAGTTCTACAACTCTAAAAGCTTTCTCAGCTTTTTCCATTAACTGATAACCTTTAGAATTCTCTGAGAAGAACCCTTTAGCAGCTCCAGCCATACTTGCATACATACCAGCAGTGATTTGGATTTGTTTATCAGAAGCTCTTTGAGTAGCTTTAACAGTCTCTTTAGCAGCTTCTTCACCCTGATAGTTCTTCTGGATAAATTCAAGCTGTCCTGCAAGCTCTGCATTTACTGCTGAAGATTCTTTACCAAAATCTTTATAAGCTGTTATCATTGTAGAGATAGCTTTACCAGCTTCACCAAAACCGTCTGCAAGGATTTGGGCAGGGCTTCTACCGATTTCTTGCATTTTGATTTGACTAGCTTTAAACATACCCTCAGTGAGTTGCTTTTGTAGAGGTAATAGCTCATTATATTGCTTGATGATTCTATCGTTGGCGGCTATCTGTTCATTCAGGGCATTAATTCTACGGTCTTTTTCTTCTTTGGAGTAAGCTCCAGAAGCGTCTACCCTTGCTTTCTCTACTTCCAACTCTTTTGTTGCTGCCGCTACTGCTTCCATGCTAAGAGATTGTAGAGCTTGCTTACGCATTTCAATAGCTAATACAGATTTATAAGTTTCATCATTAACAAGCTTCAACATTTCCACTTGATCTTGTAAATTAGCTGCTTCAATACGAGTGTTCTCTGCTGCTTGAGTATCTAGAAGTTTATTACTACGTGCCCTGTCTAGAGCTTTATTTAATTCTTCTTGTGACTCTTTAAGCTTACCATTAGCTAATACTTTTTCTCTGAGAGCTTTCAATTCTTCTACAGCACCACCTTTAGATTTGTTAGCATTTAAGAATGCTTGAATCTTTGCAGCTTCTGCTTCAGCTTCTGTGAGTTTTCTTTTTAGAAATAACTCTTCTTCTTGTTTCTGGATAAATGCTGATACAGAGTTAAGTTCTTTTGTATATTTCTTTTCTAAAGACTCTTCTGCTTTTTCTGCACGTTTCCGCTCTTTACCTATTTCAGATATTGCTAACTCTTTTACAATAATCTTATCTAGCTCTTGTGTTACTTTACGTTGTTCATCTGCTTTCTGTCTCAAGATTGTAACATCTGCTTTTGGGTCTTTCTCAAGAGCTTCTGTTATAGCTTTCATAGAGGAAGCATGTTCTTTACTGGCTTTAAACCTAGCTTCTTCGCTAGATGTAAACTTTTTATTTTGTTCAATCTGCTCGTCTAATAGAGCATTTCTATCTCGTAAATCTTGTAGATTCTTTGATACGAAAGATAGGGCTAATCTATTATTAGTCTCTTCAAGAGCTTTTGCATACTCTTTCTGTTTCTCTGTAGCGCCTTCTAGCAACTTCTGTTGTTCTTTTATACGCTCACTATAATAAACAACATCTTGATAACCGTAAGCGTCTTTCTTCTTGGCCTTCCAATCCTCAATAGATTTTGTTGCTTTACTAATAACATCTTCTTGCTCTTTAATTAGAGCTTTAAATTTAGCTGGAGCAGCATCACCAAGTTTAAGTGTATCTTCGATAACACCGTTAATTTCTTCTAATGGTGTTTTTACTTTCTCTGCTGTCATTGACAAGTACACATACCCAGCAGCAATAGCTGTCAATGCTATAATCACAGGGTTAGCCATTAAGAATTTTAATGCACCGTTCAATAGACCTACAGCACCGGCAGCAGCTCCCGTAGCTTCAGCAGTAATACCTAAACTGATAGCTAATGAGTTAGATAAAGCAGTGCTTGTTGCTACAATAATATTGTAAGCTAAAAGAAGGCCATTGTATGTAATAAAGGCTGCTGCAACTGTACCCAGAATACCGAGAAGTGTTCCTAAGTTATTAGCGAGAAAATCTATAGCTTTAGAAATAAGACCTACAGTACCCTGTGCTTCCCCTGACATACCTAGAAATCTCTTGAAAGCATTTTCTAGTTTTGTCATGGCTTTATCAAACGTGAGAGGCATATTAGCAGCAGTATCTACCCATTGCTTTTCATACTTTTTCAACACATCTGTTAGAATATTAACAGAGATTTCTCCATCGGCCCCCATGTCTTTAAGGGCTTTTCGACTAACCAACAGTTCTTTCTGAATAGCCCGCAGAATAACAGGAGCACCTTCTGCTACTGCATTAAATTCCGCACCATTTAGCCTACCTGCTTGCATTGCTTGTGAAAACTGTAATAACACAGAAGATGTTTCAGCCGCTGTAGCACCACTTAAAGATAATGCAGCAGACATTGCCCTAGTTACTGATAGAGCATCAGATACTGAATATCCATACTCTGTCATTGCTGGTACAAGTCTTACAAAAAGCTTTGACATATCTTCGATAGGCACACGAAGATTTTGAGCGGATTTGTATAACTCTTCCTGTGCTGCTGTAGCTTTAACTGTGCTACCAAGGGCTAAATTTAACTTAGCTGACATCAAACTCCAGCTATCAGTAAACTTGATTACAGCACCTGTAGTATTCTGTAAGGCAGCAAACAACATTGTACCACCTAGCATATTTCTAAGTTGATACAAACTCTTACCTACTACCTGAAAGACGTTATGGCCTTCCATTAGTGAGCGGTTAAGACTTTCAACACCTTTACGAGCTACTTCAGCATCTTTACCAATCCCTCCTACATCAATATCAATCTTCTTACCTTTGATAGTTTTAAGGGTAGCTGATAGCTCTCCTAAAGCCCTGTTCAAAGCTTGAGCACCTTCTGTAGGAAATGCCTTAGACATCATATCCTTCATACCTTCCATTGCTGCTTTAATAGCAAGGATACCAGTAGAAGATTTACTAAATTTTTCACCAAGTCTGTCTGCTGATTTCTCAGCTTTCTCTGCTGACAAAGCTAAATTATCCAATGCTTTAGCTGTATCGTTAATACCCTGAGCCTGCACCTTCACAGATAGGGTTGTAATATCTAATGCCATAAGGCTATCCTTTATTTCTTGTTTCTACAACTTGCATACCATTGAAAATCCTACTAAATTTATCATTTAACTCTTCAGTAGTTGGAAGGTTTTTTGTAATAGCTGTATATGGTGCAGGGGCAGCTTTACCATTTGAATTATTGAATTCAGAAGCAAACTCTTCTGAGAGTTCTTTTATTAATGCTATTTCCCAAGGACAAAGAAAAAGCCCTGTCAGAGTCAGCCAGCTATTTATCTCAGACCATTTAAGACCCTCGACACCATAACCGTTGCTCCCGACAGGGCCAGCTTCATGTAACAATTCTACAAGATACTCTGCACCATCAATGTCAGGTAGGTTAAGCTCGTTAGCATCAGGATTAACGCTAGAGTATCTTGTGAATCTATTTCTTTTATCTTTGCTTTTTGTGGTATCATCAGGACAGCTTGATAGCCATGCCTGATGACGCACATAGAGTTTAACCTTGGGTTTTAGCTCTGTAAAAAATTTGCTAGGTCGCCTTGATTAGCTTCTACTTGTTCACGTACCCAAGCTAGAGCACTGTCGTTGTATAGATCAGTCCATGCTTGCTTAGTGGTTAGTGGGGTGCCTTTGTAATCAAAGTTATCAGCACCAACACTACAAGTAACCAGAAGCTCTGTAGCTTCTTCACGTAGCATTTCAGCAGTCATAACTTTTTTGTTACGTTTTAGTTGACGATTCTGCATAGCTGCGATAGCATTACGGTAAGTTGAGCTGCCGGGGCCGTATACAGTGATTTGCACAGGTTTCTTTTTAGCGTCACCATCTGCGAACAATAGTTCATCAGTTACAGGGTGACGTAGTTGTACAGTTGCGGTTTCTTTTGCACTTAGTGATTCGATATTAAACATTGTTATTCCTTTATAAAATTGTCGGTGTTATAGTAGAGAGTATTTCTCTGGTTTTAAAAATTAGATCATCGACATTGACGTCTTTGAATGTTTCCGTATAACCATCAAATTTCATGGTCGGATTTTTATATATTCTTCTTAAATAGCGTAGTACTTGTTTCTCTGCAACATGCGGTATATTGCCGTCATCAAAGTGGAAAGATAATATCTCTGTAAAATTTAACTGTGAAGACCTGTTAATATTGTGTATACGCTCTAGGATGGTACGATTAGTAATTCCAACTTTTAGGTAGTCTGCACAAGCTATTATATACAAACTTCCGGGACGGTTTTTAGAGAAACCACACCCAGCATTACATGAACAATCTTTACAACCGAACCCTCTCAGATGGTCGTTAGCAACCTGATAGAATTCCCCATGTTCCTTGCATATTATTTTAACTTTTAGGTTTGTAGCCTTATAGCAAGTACTTGAGTAGTCATATTTGTAACCATGAATCTCATTGGACTTGTTTATAAAATACTCTGTAGAGTGTCTACGTTTTTCAGTATTTAGTATGGTAGAACACTTTTTACAACCCTGACCTTGTAAATGATTAGCAGGCCTCTGTCTAAATTCCCCATGAATTTTACAGATTATACTAACTTTAGAGGTAGCACCCTTGTACTCTACTAGCTCATAAGAATACTTCCCTTTATGTACTGAAAGGGCTTGTAATATAAAATTGTCAGTTGTTGTAAGTTTAGACTCAGAGAGTTTAACCGCCTTACACTTTGGGCACCCAACACCTTTCATGTGGTCGTGTGGTTTCTGTGTAAATTCTCCATGACTTCTACAAATTATTGTTACCTTTTCCCTGCTGTTTTCATATTCCACTTTGGAATAATCGTATCTACCGTTGTGAATATCTTCAAACCTGTTTACAATTTCAGAAGTTGTTAGTTTTCTCATTCATACCTCTGTAATTATTATTGATATAGAACTAACCTGTCACGGTATTTACTAATTAGGGTGAAACAGGGGCCGAAGCCCCTTGTGTTATACTTTCCAGATTTGGGAATCAATTTCCACGTTACAAGTAGAAGAAGTGATTGAGTCTACACCACCTACTTGAATTGGATATCCCATAGCTTGAGCAGTAAACAGGAACTCTGTACCGTCCTGAAGCTCTACTTTATAACTATAGCTGCTATCACTATCTACAGCCGCAGCTAGAAGAGTTTGGCCTGGATCAGCAGGAGCGTATGCCATCTGTACAGCTAGAGTACCATTGTTGATACTACCCTTACGTTTAACTGTAATACGATTACCCAGAGGGTTGTGAGTAACTAGGTTGTAGGTACGCCCGAATTCCCCAATATCTACGACCTCGCCCACCTCGGTATAACTAACCGCTTGTAAACCTGCTAAATTTACTGTTGCCGGTGGTAGACCAATCCATAGTTTACTACCTGCACTTGTCATTGCTAAAGACATTATTTATTCCTTATTATTTATTAAACTACGATACTAGCTACAACGCCAGCAGCACCAGTGACAGCAATAACACCATCAAGCCATGCACTAATCTTGTCAAGATTTACACACTTCATAGCACCTGCCGGTAGTACAATATCGTAACCACCAGATACATCTAGTGTTTGACCATAACCTTGTGGGGAAATTGTAGTGCTTGATGCACCATCAATCTTAACCGTTAGGGAGCCTGCTGTTGGATTACGAAGAGTTAGACGTTGATTTGAGCCACGAGCATATGCAAAAGTATCAGAAGCCCCAAGAGTTGTTTCTGTCACTGTAAAAGCACCTAGCTTGTCAGCAATAGTTGTTTGAGCAATAGTTGCCATTTTTATCCTTAAATTGTTTGTGTTTCACGTCTGTAATAAAATGTGACAGGAACTACCCTGTAACCATTTATAATTTCAGCTTGACCTGCATACCCCACTCGCTCTATACTTGTATCAGCAAACTTAGGAATGACAGGAAATAAATTAACAAGGGAGTTTGCAATAGCGTCTGTTTCAGCAGACCCTTCACCGTCAATTCCCCATACGTTAATATGGAATACCCCAAGCTCTCTATATCTAACACCATTAATACCTGCCATTCTTGGGGTAGCTGGCATTAGAATCGGCTGTAGAAATATTTGAGAGGTGGGCTTATTATAGCTAATACCTTCCCAAGCTACTTCTATTGGAGGGTTTTGAGCAGCAGCCCATGTATTGAGCCTGCTCTCTAAATCTGTACGAACAGACATTATAAATCCTCATTA